CGTTTCTCACACTGGCAAAACTCCTAGTGGATGTTGCTGATTTGTTGAATCCTGCTATCTGTATGAAAGTGTTTGCACCGGGTGCCGAATTAAACGTTACCGTGATTGTGTTTGCAGTTGTAGATGATGCATACGCTGTTGTAGGCACACCATCGACTGTTACATATATGTCTGATGAAGTAGAATCTAGATTGAACTCACCTCTTGTGGAAGTCAAGAACGTAGTGGTACTATCATCTCCTGTGAAAGTGTTCAACACTCTGTAGTTCTCACCTGAAATGGCAAATACTTTTGTTGATATTATACTGTGGTTGGCAGGTGCTGTGTCAAATGTAATTGTTTTGTTTGCAACATCAATTGTGTAATCAGATATTGTAGAATCCAAAGCACTGCCTTTCTTGACTGAACCGTCCACCGCAACCGTAACTGAACCTAACGATCCTGGGAAGTCACCGATGCTGTAAACTGTTGTAGTACCATCGCCTCTGTAATTCTTTTCTGATATGAAAGGAACACCCGACTCCGGTGATGTGTAAACTTTTATATCTAACGTGTCAAACAACTGACCTGGTACTACCTCTTCAGGTGCATAACTTGTATCCGGAGAAACAAAATCGTCGCCTTCTAATAAGATATCACTAGGTGCGTGTCCCAATGCTGATGTGAACAGACCACCTTTGATAATAGAATCCAATGTCCTATCATCTGTTGGTGTAAGAACACCGTCGTCATCGAAAGGTATAAATTCTACCAATGCGTTTTCTTCTGGTGTTTCGCTTACAGTGAAAGTCACTGTAGACCCATCACCTCTGATCACGTCTGACAGTTTTTTCCTTGAGCTGTCGTCTTGGGTTAGATACACTTGATACACTTCACTACTTGGAGGTGCTGTGTCAAATGTGTACGACGCTGTAGAACCATCTGCCCTGAAGGCCTTGACTCTTGAATCTCCGTAGTTGTCCCATGGGAAATCATACCAACCCGCTTTGTCCCAACCTGCTTCTTGATTGAATAGTAATCCTGTGACCATTGTTCCGCCGTAGTCAACTCCTGTCATTACTTGGTCTAGTTCATTGCCTGGCATTCCAGATCCTGGCGTGTAGAAACCCTTCGTTCTGTCCGCCGCTGTCAGTCCTGTTTCATTGCCATATACCTTATATACGCTTCCTATGTTGTCGTCAAAATCTGTGCTTGACGTAAATGCGTTTGTAACTTTGTAAAGTCCATTGTTGTGTCTCAATAGGTCATTGTAGGCATAGGCTGTTGATGCCGCCCAGTCCACAACTCTAGAGGTACTTGACACCCTGTCAAACTTGATCGTGGTGTTAAAGTCTCTGACAAGGTCGTTTTTTAAGTTGGCATATGCTTTAGCAGTGTCTGTTGGTCTTGTGCCATCTGTCTTACCGCCCGATAACACAACAGTCGGTGTGGCTGTATAGTTCGCACCTACACCTGTCACTGTGATTTTAGTCACTGCGCCACCTTGTATGGTAGCAGTGGCAGTCGCCGCTGTGGTCACTGGTGTCACATACATCTTGAAATTGCCGGATTTAGTAGATAAACCATGATTTGCAATCTGGCTATTCGGCATGTAAAAAGTAACGCCAGAATATTCCGTGAAAGTATGACTGTGTGACGCACCAGATCCTCCATTTTGGGTGTCCCAAATATTAGATTGTTTTTCGCTTGTAAACAATGGATAGTAGTAACCAAAAGTTCCGGAACTTGCTCCTAATGAACTTGTACCTTGTATTTGGAAAGGTCCAGTTGAACCTACAGTTCCACCCAACACTGTCACACTTGGTGCTACCTCATATCCTGAACCACCCGCTGTGATAGTTATTGACTGCACATACTTCTTATGATAGTCAAACCACATCTGATATGGGTACTCAGTTAATTTGTCTGTGTCAGAGTTAACATTCAAACTTCTTATTTTGCCTGTTGCTGTATCGTAAAAAGTAGGATTATCAAAATCCGAGAATATTCCGTCCTGTGTCTCTGTTTTTTCATAGCCCAGTTTATATTCTCTTAATTTGGTATGGAAAGGTTTTACTTCGTTTATGTAACTCTCTATCCAACTATCAGTACCTTTGGTGTAAGTTTTTCTTTGATCTAGTTTCCTAACAGAGTTTTTTGCATTTATGAATGATGTTTTAAACATCCAGTCTACATATGTTTGCTCTGCAAGTACTTTTCTTAATCCAGTAAAGAACAGTGTGTTGTATTCTATAGCGAGATCATTAATGAATAAATCATCTCTCAATGCAGTCAGAATTTTTCTTGTCTCTATACTCGGCTCTTGATCAAAGAAGTTGTCGTCAAAATTATCATCTCCAGCAAAACCTGATGCATCCTGTGAATAATCATAAAGTTTGGTGCTGAATCTGATCGTTCCATTTTCTGTTCCAACGTTTGTGTACCCTGTAGCAGTCTTCATAAACAATTTCCAACCTCCCGTGTCGGCACTAGTAACTTTTACATGTTTGCCTACAGCAAGATCCAGTGAATCTAACTCGTATTGAAACGTTACCTGTTTATCAATTTTTGTGTTCTCGTCATGGAGCATTCCATGTATAGCAGGATCGGTACCATACCAATCTGTGTAACTCCAGTAAGCAGAAGTGTTGTATGTCTGTAATTTGGTCCTTGTGAATTCAGTTCCGTCCCATTGGTATATTGCCCAATAGTTATTGGCAGTCTCATCTGCTTTGACCAAGTACTTCACTGTCCCTGAAAGATCTGCGGTGTTAAGGTAAGTCAGTTCAGCATATGTGTCTATCGAAACGTCCCACTCTAGGCTCTGTGCGGTTGGTTCCGGTTCCGAACTATCGAGATTTGTAAGATTGATTTGTCCAACTAACTGATTTTTCTTCAGAACCGTGTTTGCATAATCTATTATCTCTTTTAATGCACCATATCTGTCTATGTACCAGCTCTGCCTAGGTCTAATATTATTACCATATCTCTCATTGAGAGGAAGAGCTAGATCTGGTACTACATCTCCGGTAGAATTTTTTCCTGTCAACGAGTCCCACCAACGTGCCTCAATCTGCAGTGCTGGCCTGAAGTCAGCATCACCTTCCCTGACCAGTTTCCAAACACTGTGAGAATCACCCTCGAACGTGTTTGTTCTAATATCCATGTTTAACACTGTTTCGTCGTTGGTTAGATTGCTAATGTTATTCAGTATAAATTTATTAGTGTCTGTCACAGAATAATATTTGTAGCCAAATGCTCTAGGGTTTGCAATCAGGTTGGCAACGAACGCCACCGTGTTCTTCCTGTGTGTATTGGTAGGCAATGTTGTCTTGCCTTTTACCCAGTAGTAGTAGAAGTTAACAAATTTGTCTAATCTCGAATCATATTTCTGCATCACTGTGTACTGAGAGTCATCACTTGGTAGTAGTCTTGACTCTACCCATTCGTAGACATCTATGCTCGAACCTGGGAATGTCTGCCCCCAATGATTCACTTTATATTCCTGTGTGTCTTGCTCGTACCACAACCATTTTACTGTTGACAGATCCCACCATACTTCACCTATGTGTGTTTCCGCCCATGGTGTCCTAGTATTTGCATTATCTCCGGTATTGTATACAGCAGGATCCCATGCTGTCTTGATATCTATTTCTCTGTCTGCTAGACCTAGTATCCTACCTTTGATAGGATCGTACAAATCATAGTAGTCTTGTAATTGTTTTGTCTGTTGGTTGAATTCAAAAACCTTGCCCAGTTTGTCTGTGTCCATCAGTGCCGTTTCCGTCACTAGGTTTTTCCAAGCGTACTCGCCATTTACTGTGAGATCATACTGTGCTACCGTTCCGTCGTTGACTACCTTCGTGCTTCCGTCTGATGTTGTGTTCCCATCGTCTGTTGGTGCACCTACAAATAAAGAGTTATCAATCATACACACACCACGTCCAAAGTCGTCATTCTCAGACATGTTTGTTGATGTCATCCTGTCGTCTATAACAAATTTAGTGTTGTACATCGTGGCCGTGAATGCGCCGCCGGATTGAGTGTTGTTGTCTACTATAGTGGTGTCTTGCAAGTCAAACGTGGTCTCGCCTGAGTCAAATTTTATTTCTGTTGTGCTTGCGAAGTTCTCAGCACCTATCACTAATCTCGTACCATCGTTATTCAAATCGAGACTTGTGCCAAACTTCATGTTAGTGCTAGAACTAGGTGCACTTATAGTCTGTTGTAAAGTATATGTGTTTGTGGAATTGTCTGCATTCCATTTGTAGTAATAGATAGCACCCGCATCTGGATGTGCTGTGCCGTCGACACCCGGTGCACCAATTATCAATGTTGTGCCGTCCTTGCTCATTGCTATCGAATCACCAAAAGCGATGTTCAGCGATGATCCATCATTAGTTACTCCAGTCAGTGTCTGTGCTAGTGCAAAAGAATTCTGTGTGCTTCCGTCGTTGCTCTGCGATGTCTTCACGAATATCTCCACCTTGCCTGCGTTGCCAGGTGCCAGTGAACTCACAGCCAGTATGTCACCGTTGTCGTTGACCTGAAGCCTGTGCCCAAATCTCTGTCCCGAACCACCCGCTGGTGCTTCTATAGTGTAGTCCTGTGTCCATGTGTCATAGGTTGATCCGTCTGCACCTACTCCCCATGTGTACATGTAAACTCTACCTTGATCATTGTCATGCCCTGGTGCGGATACAAATAGATATTTGTCAGCAGTGCTTCTTACAGAACTAGCACCCGGCTCAGATACTTTGTGTGCCCAACCAAAGTTTAAATTTTCGTTTGAACTTGACCCGTCAGTTGGCGGATTGAGTGTGCTTAAAAGGGCATACTTGAACGTGCTAGGATCCCAAATATAAACTTTCAATAATCCTGCGTCTATTTGTCTTGTACTTCCATCTAGACCGACAGTGTTGGTGTAGGGTGCGCCGGCCACAACAAAATTCTCGTCTGTGCTCATCGACAATGATTCACCCAGTCTACTGGTGTTGTCATCATTATCAGTCATAGTCGCCGTCAACTGTGTCTGCAGTGCTGTGCCTGGTTCTGTGGAAGACCTAAATAAGAAGTGTACCTCACCTTGGCCTTTGCCTGGTGCGGATGCTATCACTGTCCTTCCGTCATTCCGTGCCACAATCCTGTGTCCGAACTCCTGTTCCGCTGTGCTGTTATCTGGCGATACTACTAAAGACGAAGTATAAGGATCTTGCTTCTCATACACCCTCCATAGTCCCGAACTGTCTGCATCCGCGAACGCCTTGTCTCCTGGCTGTTCAATTGCATCATTCTTATCAACGTACTGATCGTGTTCCAACAAGTCATTGACATTGTCCATCGATGACAATCTTACTGATATGAATTTGTACAGATTACCGTAACTGTCTGCTGTTGATCCGTCTTCCAATGCAGGTATGAATCCAACGTTGCCTGAGTAGTCAATGATTACTGTCTTATGGCTCGGTGCAGAGCTTACTTGGTACACCCCATTCAGCGTTGGTTCCTCACTGTTCGATATTGCAAAGTAATCGGCTTGTGTTGTTGTTGTGCCTGCACTTAAATTGTGAGAACCTGTGAATGTGATCTCCAACTGTGTTGAATCGTTGATCAGTTCTAAAGTTGCTATCTTTATGTTAGCACTTGAAATCCTTAAAACCTCCCAATCCTTGTTGCTCTTGTTGGCCACCCAAACTAGATCATTAGGTCTTATAGAATTTATGTCTATGTCTAATATCTCGTCAATGTTGAATACAGTGTGTTGCACCTGTGTAGGTTGAGGATATCCTGCTGTCTTAAAAATCTGTGCTATGTCTCTGCTGACACCTTCCTTGGTGTAATCTAATCTTTTGAATGTCGTTGATGCTGTGTATTCTACTGGCTTGTAGTAAAAACTTTCTTTTGTAATGGCACTCGATCTCGCATATCCAACTGTGTCTGCTGAAGTGTCCAACAATTCTATACTTTGTGGGTTTGCTGTAATTTCTGTATCTTTCAACACTACTTGTACGTTTTCAATAGAATCTGTGTTTCCAAAGTTACCTGTTCTGATCATCCATTCCGGATATAGATCTAAATTAATGTCTTCACCCTCATATTTGGCTTTTAATATTTTGTCTATCGCATTCTGAGTACCTTTCTCTCTAATGTAACCTTGATAGAACTTGTATTGTGACACATCATTTACGAATAAATTTTCCAGATAGTCTCTGCTTTGATATCCTGTTAACCTCTGTGCTAGTTGTTGTTGTGATTCGTCGAAGTTGTTGGTCTCTAGATCGTAGAAATCATTGAACTGTGATATCTTGTATTCAAAGTTAGGAATCAGTTGTGGTGCTGGTTTTTCGTCTTTCAGTGTCCAATTAGCAGTTTCAAAAGTTGCACCTGAATTATGATTTGTTTTGGCAACATAGAACCTACCTTGGTACTCAACACTGTCTCCAATCCTGTAGTCGGTGTTGGCTATCCAATATGTAACCTGTGCGGCATCAAAAACAAAACCAGGAGCATAGTAATCTCCGTTCCATCCTGCAGTCTTCCACCCTACCAACTTCAATCTCTGCTGTCGGAATCCAGTAAATGGATCGTATATTATGTCAGCGAAAACTGTTTTATTGTCAAACAACAATACATGTTCTTTCTGTACTGTATTCAATGCTATGTTGTAAAGACCCACTGTGTCTGATTTAATTCCTAACTCAAATGTTTTACCTATACGTTTGGTTGATATATCACTGATATTGATCTTCCTACCGCCTGAATCTAACAGAGAATAATCGCCAGACAAATTACGTAGTTTACCAACTATGCTATTGTTCGTATCTAGTTCAAATCCGTCTGCGGCCGGTGACACTGTTACAGCACTTCCTGGTGCCCACTCTTGGGTTGTCCAGAATAAAAACTCTCGTACTGCGTTTTGCCAATTTAGTGTTTCTTTAATCTCATTTGAAAATTTGTCAAATCGGAATCCTTGTCCTTCCAACCAATGTCCATATCCGAACAAGAAATCAGCAACATCCTGTATTGTGTTGAACACGTAACCATATGGTATGGTCTGCACTGTTTCTTGGTATGCTGTGTACTGTTCGACGACTAGTGATCCTTTAACAGATACTGCATTCGCTGTTGTCGTCTTGACAGGATAGTTAAAAACAAAATATGGTTTGGTTGTGCTATATCCCAAAACCTTGTAACCACCCAATACCGTCGATCCATCATTGCTGATGTCTGTGTTCTTCTCTATAAGCACACCAGAATACTGGAAACTCTCCACAGGGTTTGATGTCCTGAACAGTATCTTGTAATTCTCATCTGGAACAAATTTGGATCCGGATGCTGATCCTGGAGACACACTGTCCGTTAGGATCTTTATGTTGTCCTTGTCTGTGAATCCTCCCAACTTGTATGCTAACTGAACACTAAGGTTCTTCATCTTGTCGTAATAAAAAGCCACAGTGTCTAAATTCCTCGAAACCAAATAGTTGATTACAAAAGGTTGATACCCTGCCGTTTGATATCTAGTAGTAACACCTGTTGTTAGATCTGTTTCCGTTTCTAAATGGTATTTTGCTGTTGCTAGTGTTTTCCTAATACCTGTGTCTTTGTAGATCAGGTTGTCTGAAACATTTGTTGTAAGCCTAGACGGATCAAAAAGATTGGAAAAGAATTTTGCTGGTTTGGTCAGAGCAAGTAATTTTATTGCAGAAAACGGGAATGAGCTAGATCTTCTCCACGCCGTCTCCGCTGGTGCTTGATCACCAAACTTCCAAGCATTCTGCCTTCCTGGTATATCAAAGTTGTCAACAAGTCCTGCCGCTAATGGATCTAAAAGGTTACCAGATGCATCAACCGGTAGATAGTTTCTAATTAAGGATTTCCCATATCTACCTGGCTCTGTCGCAACAGCGTTCCATAATACATCATTACCTGAAGTATACGGAGCCGTTCCGTAAGTTGTGTCCCAGTCAGTGGGTTTTTCTGAATGACCCAACATCTCCCACGGCCTAATGTGTGGAGCATCCGTGTCATAAAAATATTTGTATATGCCCCTCCAGTATCCTGGCAGGTTCTCATTTATCAGTCTACCTTTTGATCTAGCATAGTTGTACGTAAACGGTGCTCCTTCACTGAATGCTGTGTTGTTGATATACTGAACATTGTTACGTCCTGCCCACTGGTAGAAGTCTGTTCCCATTACATCGTTAACTTCCTGTAGTGTATATTCTGTGGATGTAAAGGCACTAGGCAATACATCATGCATATCCACTAAAGTAGCATCGTAGGTTACTTTTATATTGTTGTAAATTCTTTTTTCAAGTTCCAATATTAACTCATCACGTTCGTCGCCAAACGCTTTTATGATCGATCCATCGTGTTTCCGGATAACTGCTGTATCAGTCAAATAAGTTGTGTCTGTGAATGTCTCAGGAGTGAACTTAGGATACATTCCAAGTTTAGTCGGAGATGGTGGCATGTAACTACCAACAGTGTCAGCGTAATCCTTGATTACGATCTTGTCTCCCTCTGCCAACGTTTTACTAATGTTGATACTGTCATCTGTTGTGCTGAAAGTGTAATCTGTTCCTAGTAATAGTTGAACATCATTAAGGTAAACGTATACTGCCCTATTGCTTAATGTTGTAATATTGTGTTGCGAGTCGAGTGCATAATCTTTTTGTGACGCACCCATCACAGTGTATGATCTAGTCGAAACATTTTCTCCCCAACCCACCATGTCTTCATAGAAGAATGGGAACGAACTGTTCCTGCCTGGTGTGATTGCTGTGATTACCTCATCAACCCTGTTCGCGGCGTCTCCTTCGTAAGCCGTGCCTGTGGCGTGTGTAAGGAATGCGTTGTACCACTTCTCATACTCCTGATTCGCATATTCTGTTGCCGTGACAAAATTGGCCTCCTGATCTATAAGGCCAAATATCGCTGGTAGCAATGGTCCTTCGTGCTGGTGTATGCTCCCACCCTTTAATCTGGCATCTGGTTTATCTCGTAGATTTGACACTCCAGGGATTGCTCCTGTGACGTCTTGATTTTTGTCAAATATGTCTCGCACATGATTCAGAACCTGTCCAAAAGTAAATGTGCCCAACTGCTGGTTTAGACTGTTAGTTGCCAAGTTCTCTGGTATCTCATATATCCCTTTGTCAGCAATCTTATCAGCACTGCTGTATCCTGCTATTCTAATTTGGTCGTCAATTTCTAGTGCCTTGTTAAATTTTATGTATTTGTTTTTTGTTCCAGTTTCCAATGTGTAATCAGTGGTCAGTGTTTTCCTTAATCCATTCACTGAAACAGACACTTCAAGATCTGTCAGTTCTGCTGAGTTCTCATAGAAGTCTATAGGAAACAACTGTTTTTCGATTGTATCGACCGTGAAGGTCCTGATAACACGCTGTTTACTCTCACTTGTTCTTTTTATCCAAGAACTACGTGAATTATGTGTCGCCCTTCCTGTTGTGTAGTGTAAGTGTCCCTCTGCTAGACTTTTTGTCAGTGTCTTTGCACCACTCTTGTACGTAAATGTTCCTGCCGTGTGATCCGATTCGAAGACTATGTCTCCAACATTGTTGACAGTGTTGTATTTGACCTTGATACCTAACACGGTGTCTGTTGTTGCTGTATCCGATGTAGAGAAAGCGAACACCTTTGCACCTGCGAAAGTTGAATTTGGATACGTCGTAGCATCATCGAACGATACATGATCGCCGTCCCACATGCCAAACAAAGGCTGTTGATTAACGTCCGTCTTTTGCTGTGCTTCTATAAAAGATTCTGTTGTGCTGTCATAACGAAAAGTCTTTCCTTGATTTATTGTACCAAACTCTATGAATATAGAATCGTCACTTGTTGGTGTGGTATCGGATGACTCGGTAAGGTTTATAACTTGTGTGCTATCTCCCGCTGTCACAAAGTTCACATCATATATCTTATTTTTTACTGTGGGATCTGTGTCCGCCGCGAACACCACTCTCATTCCGTTTGCTAGTGATAGTCCGTCAACGATGTACCCGGTCTGTTTAACCACAGTACTGAAAGCATCAGTGGTCACTGTGTCATAAAGTGTAACCGATTTCTTGGCCACCGTTCCGTGATTGTACAGTGCTAACCCTGAATCAAATTCTATTATCGGTCTCTTTGCCCTGTCGTCCTCGTACAACACCGGAGTGAAACCACTCACTCTCGCTGTCTCTTCAATTACAGATCTGTGGAACCATCTGTTATACCTCGACCATGCGTTCCTGTCAATGGAATCTCTCTTGATGGTCATGTAATCCTTATTTTCTGGTAGGTAGTATGCCTTGGCATATGGTCGTGAATCATATCCTGCTTGATCATACAGTATCGTAGATTCAGTGGCATAAGCGCCAGGTGTAATCATGTCCTCAACATCGGTAAGCGTTATAGCATCACCTACGCCCTCTACATAATATTCCTTGTCCTGATAATCTGTTGCCACTAGAGAATTCGTAAATTTGATCTTCATACCGTTTGACAGGTCTAAAGTCTTCAGGCTGTAATTCTTGGTCCCAACTATGTCGTCTTCTACGTTGATTGCTGTTGTGCTAGATGCATCTTTTATCTGTAGTATTCCATACATGGCGTCATGATTGCCACATTGATAATATAAAGTGTCGGGTGCGCCTGTTGTTGGCACCGTAAATGTAACTGTTCCATAGTCCGTACCGTTATTTGTGACGCCTGTGTCAAAGATGGTCGATGTTGATCCGTCCGCCGCAACCTTGTTCTTGTATGGTTCTGTCATTATGTAAAAAGGGTGTCCTTTTGCATTTACGCTAAACTTGTAAGTGTTGCCCCTGTAAAGAGTGAGAATAGGATTGTTTTCATTTTCTCTGTGTGTAAAGTTGTAGGCGCCTTGTGCAAGATTTTCGACTGAATATTCAACTACCGCACTTGGTCCAACCGAATCTATCTCGATCGATCCAGGCCCTGCTGGTATCCAGTAGTATTCCCTGTAGTTAATCAACTTGTCATAATCAATAGCAGGATTCCAACTATAAACTGTTTCCTTGTTTAATCTGTCATGGTTATTGATCTTACCACCTAAATATTTTATTTGGTTGATGTAATCGTCATACGTCCCTGTGAATTTGACCTGGTCCTCTGGATTTACTGATGTTGTATCTCTATCCGTGTAAGTGACAGCAGGTTCCAATTGGTATGCCATCCTGTCCCTGCTTGTTGCATTGAGATATCTATCATTTGGTTGTTTAGTGTAGGCGTCCTTCTTACCAATGTAACCATCTAGCCTTTCAAGCGAACCTTTCTGTACCAACGGATCAAGTGTGCTTGAAAGAAATCTCTGGTTGGTATCTGTCCTGTAGAAAGCAGGAAGGTGCTGTACAGTACGTCTGTATTCGTTGTTGCCTTGCTTGACTACTTCGTTATTGGTTAAAGCGTTTGTGGGATTGTCTGCCATTAGTATCCTGATCCACTACTGCCGGTACTTGAACTTGATCCCGAACTTGTTGTAGTAGAGCCTGACACTGCTGATCCTGTCGTGGTGTTTGTTGTGGCAGTTGATGTTGATGTGACCACAGTACCGGACGCCGCCAATTGATTGGCTCCAAGTGCTGTTATGATTGACACATCATCAACGGTGGCCCCACTGATGAAAATCTCGTCTGCCGCCGAGTCAAGTTGGAACAAGGACCCAAATGTCTGTCCTGACTGGTTTGGCACAATCACTGCTGTCAGTAAGTCTGGAGCAAGTTGATTGTGTATGTAAGCGGCTAATTCTGTAAAGTAAAAACTGTCTCCAAAATCCCAGTTGTTCAATGCAAAGAATTCATTGATCGCGGCAATCACTCTGGTCTTAATGACTGCATCTGAAATATTTGTCTTTGGATTTTTCACGACCTTGAACGTCGCCTGTACTTGTTCTTCTGCATTTGAACCAAAAAGTATTTTGTATTTCACAGGATGGTATATGATCTGATCAGACAATGATTTCAAAGGATTCAATGCACCTGAATAGTTTATTCTCAACTGATCTGAAGTAGATACAGCAGGTTTGCTACCGCCGTCCTGCAACCATATTCTGAATAGATTGTCATATGTCCTCTCCAATAGGTACACATCAACAATGTTTGACACACTAGGATCTATCCTAGTTTCCTGCCCAGCATGATGTTTGTATTGAAAATTAATTGATCCTCTACCTTTTCTTGCTGTATAGTCTGTTGTTGTAGAAAGCGTATTTGTTGTGCTACTGTAACTTTTAATGACATCCTCACTTTCATCATAGAAGTAAAACAACTGTCCGTCTGTGTACGCAGATGTGTTAAGATTTATATCCGTTTCGTTCTCTGCAACAACGAAGTTAGTTGTGGCATAAGGTCTAAATCTTTCTATGTTGTCATAAGAAGTGTATTTTTCAAAGAACACAAATTTTGTAGATTCAGAAAGAGTGGGTTCAATAAAGATATCAAATATTTCAGGATTATCAACTACTCCATCATCGTCGTCGTCGAAGAAACCAACTTTGACTTTCCTGTTGTCTTGGAAACCATCCGCTTCAGTTACCACATCAACAACTTGCCATGTAATTGGATATCCTATGCTGTTGCCCGACGAAACTATGCTGTTGGTCTTTAATATCTTGACTGCGTCTTTTACACTCTTTCCTGTTGTGTAATCGTAAATTTTTTCTTCCAGATCATAATGAAACTTGTTCTGCGATTCTGATTCAAATATGTAATCCAGTTTCCTATATTGCACTGTGTAGGTGTTGCCATCATTGGTGAACTTGAACCACCAACTGGCATCTGCATTTGTGCCTGTGGCTGATCCTGTGTTGCCAAGACTGAAAACTGAATCTGTACTTAAATTTGTTGACGTAATAACTTTCCATGTTTCCGAATCTGTGTCATATCTAAGACCAAATTCCTCATATGCTTCTATCCTGGCCAGTAAGTCTGCTTCTAGTGTTGTAGAAAATGATGTGGTTAAGTTTGGTATGATTGCATTTATAACCGAACCATTTGGTATTATGCTGTTAAGTGTTACCGGTCCCACGCCTGACTCTAAGTTTCCTACACCGGCGTTGGCCCCATCAAGCACAACTGCCCCTATCTTGGCCCATGCTCTGTCTTCGGCATTGTCTGTTGTTGAAGTCACTAACGTTCCGTTTAGGAATTTTCTTGTGTCTGGTGATGTAAATTTTATCAATGCACCCGGCTTGGCAAACTTCATGTTAGAAGTTGCCGAATCACCTATGACCAATGGTCCACCTGCTGTGAAATAACCTGTGTTTGTATTTGTTGACGTTGTGGTTGAGTTCCAAGTAGCCGTTAACGTGCTGGCGTCCTTTGTACCATACTTAAGGTAATAAAACTGTCTAGCATACGCCTCTTTTAATTTTGCTTCTACTGAAGAATCTAATGTTGATTGTATCTCACTCTTATTATTAAACGTAAACGTGAATTGCTGTAACGATTCTTCCCTATAAAGTATTCCATCTTCTGCAAACGCACTGACGTTAGAGTATGCACCGGTTGGATCTAGGATTTCTTTTGCCCTAGATATGCCTGATGCTGATCTGTTCACAGATCTCACTTTTACAATTTCCTGTGATGCACTTAAAGGAACTACTTGGTAGTCCTCTGCTGTTATCATCCTGTTCTGAGAGTAATATACCTGTGCCGCTTTTTCTTTTATGGAATCACTTGATTCCGTTGCCGCTGAATTGTAAATGCTGGCCTTCAAATTTAGGCTTATCTGTAATGTTTGCTGTGCACCGTTGGCATCTGTGTAAGGTACACTCAACTGTATGTCCTGCATATCTGCCGGTTGTATAGCGTACTTGGCATTGTCACTGATTCTGTAATAGGTCCTGAAATTCCCCAACGGTATGTTAGAGAAGTTACCATCTCCAAATACTAAGTCAATCGCATCGTTATTTTTTGTTACGACATTGTAAGTGTTTCTCTCTGCTTTGGACAATGAATTGTAAATTGCATTATTCCCTGACAGCGATGGAACTTTCGACCACGCTTCTGACAACTGTCCAAATTGATCTAATTTGTACAACCAAACATCAGAATCGTTAATGTTGGAAGTTTCAAAATTTTTCACATAATTTGTTATCGCAGTATCTACAGTAAATTCTTGATTTTCTAATACTCCCTGTTTAAAAAGAAAGAAGAATCCTGTGTTGTTGGAACTATCTCCAGATCCGTCTGTCCTGTAAGTATAAGTCAATCCCGAACCTGGTACTGGTGATGACTCGTATATAGAATCAGAACCTGTCGTCGTACTAGGCACAATTTCAAAATTTCTGTTCGTTCCGCCAATTGATTTTTGAAATTTGAATATTGGAAGATCCAATTGGTTTGAACTCAACGTGTAGACCTCTGTGTTTATTCCGCCTATCCTCGCCGACTCCCTAGGATTGCCAAAAAGTTGCCCTGCCTGGTTAGCGGCGTTTAATATTGCAGTGAATTGTTCTCTGTAGTTTGAGTTAGCACTGTCGTTCCATATAATATTTTCATTTGCTAAATTTGTTCCTGTACTATCTTTTACATCCTGCGTTGTTGATATAGAGTCTATCTTCAACATTCCTGTTGCAGGTTTGTTTCTTTTGGCATTGTAGTTGATAAGCCTTGCCAATCTTAAAACACTGTTTCTTCTTTCTGCCGTTTCTAGAAAGTTTTCCCTAGCATTCAAGTCAACTCTGAAAGATAGTGCCTGCGATATGTAAGCAATCAAATCTATCAGTGCAACATATTCCGAGCTCTCTACAAAGTCATTGAAGTCATCTGGGTAGTTCTCTTTCAGATACGCTACCATCGTCCTTCTCAGAGTCTCAAAATCATATGATTTGAAATCCGCCTGTTGGAAGGCCTGGTAGATCTTTCTCCAATCTTCCGCAACTAATAATCTGTTTTGTCTATCTGTAGTGGCCATTGTAATTACAATGGTATTTATATGTTAGGAAATGTGCGTATATTAAGATAGACGCATTAGCGAGTTCTCGTCAAAGTTGAAGCTCAATTTCTCGGTAATATTCAACGGCACATATGTTATAGTGGCCTGTATGGCTATGCCCTTGTCTGCTTCGGATACCAAAATCTCTTCTGTGGCAATACGTGGATCTGCGTTTAGATTTGCTGTGACATCCTCTATTATTGCGTCTTTTAGAGCTTCTGTGAACGGTTCAAATATGGCATCATATATGATAGTGCCAAACTCAGGGTTCTCCACCCTCTCGCCCTTACGGACACTCAATCTATTGATCAGGTCCTGCTTGGCGACCTCAAAGTCATACAGTTTGAAGTTGGTTTTATCCGCACGTGAGCTGAAACCCTTGAAGGTCACTGTCTTGTTTGATATGCCTCCTGATCCTGAATCTCCGTATGCCATATACTATATTTACTCCCTAAAATCTAAAGAAACTCTTCACCGCCGAAATGGCACTGCTTTTAATGGATGCTATCTTACCATGGATAAAACTCATCGCGGTACCTTTTGGATCGGAAATTAATTTTTGGATATCGTTTGCTTTGCTTGTTAAAGTGTTCAAATTTTTTAGCGGTAGTTTTATGTTGTCATTAAGTTTGACCACTTTGCTCAACTTACTGGATACTGCTTTTATAGATGGTTGTTTCAACAATTCTGATTTAATAACTTTTAGTTCTGTAGCGGATAATCCCGGGCTAGATTTCTTTATCTCTCCCATGGCTTCGTTGATAAATTTCTTGGTCCTTGCAGTACTACTCTGTCTATCATACGGTTCATGAGTCACAAAATCTGTTACGGTTGTCTTGTTGTCTATCTTGTTGGGTTTTCCTTGTGCTAATGGATTGTCGTCATCTATGTCTATCAGCCCTTCGGTTACCCTTATTCCTATTGCATCTGGTTTGAGCCAACTAGGACCCCACAATGGACTGGCATTTATCGAATTCAAATGGACCTGAGATCCTGCTAGATCTATTCTGCCTTTCGCACCATGTAGTTGTGTGCCTTCTGTGAATGAACTTATACCGTCCCTTCCATAATGCCTCACAGCACCTTTCTGAGAACTGTTGAACACTCCCTTTTCTCCCATAGCAAAAAGATATCCCTCTGCGTTCAACGCCAGATGATTTTCAGATGTGAAATTGATAGTGCCTTTGGCATGAAAATTGATGTTTGTCTCTGAGTGTAGATTGAAGTCTCTGCCTGATCTTAAATTTATACCACCATCGGAGTAAACACTTATGGTGCCATCTTTGGCCATCTCTATGTATGCTTTACCAGAACCGTTTGCAAGATACACCACACCTTCTGTGTCGTGCATTAAAAGTTGGTGTCCTGATGCTGTCCTCAATCTGGTCAATTGATTTGTGCCGTCCACTGCGCCGTCGTCCATGACGAACGTGTGTCCTGTCTTCCTGGTCACGTAATCTTTTGCCTCCGAGTCTCTTGTACCCACGCTCTCTTTGGTCGTGGTCGTGTCTTTCCTACCCGGTGTGCTTATGCCAAAAACCTGACTTGGTGTTTCCCTACGTGCCGAACTTGATGTGTTACCCCTGACATCATCCGCACTCAATCCCTGTTGCAGTAAAGTATCTGCGAATGGGTGTATGGGCTTGGGTATTGATTCGTAGTTGCCGTTCTGCAACGCACCTTGCCTGTTCCTGTTCAGCTCTCCCGACGGCACATTTTTTGAACCGTATTTGGATTGCTTGTCGTCTTGGAAGCCTGCGTCTGTACCTTCGAACGTTCCGTCCAGTGCGTCGTTGGTGTTGGTGCTTGACGCTATGCCTGGCATCATGTGATTGGTGTATGGTTCCTGCACACAACCTATCCAGTAGGCCTGATTCATTTTGCCTTCCGCAAATATCACAAGAACTTTGGTCTCCAGATCTGGTGGTACCATCCACATACCATACGAGTGCTGTGAGTCTTCAAATTCTGTGCCTGCTCCCTTGGCGTACTTGCCTCCCTTGGCTCCGTAGAAAGGTGCCAGGTATTCGCAGGTTATTAGTTGGTTCTCTGCTGGGTCTGACGTTTTTGCCAGGCTTGGAATGAGTACTTTCAATCTTCCCATCCTGGTTGGATCTATGTTGCCCTTGACTGTGCCCAAGTAAGGTCCGGCATTTGTTCCGGCCCAAGACTTGTCTGTGCCGGGTGCTTTTGAAGTTGAAGCGTCTCCCTTGAGATAGTTGTGCAATGACATTAACTTATAAATCCTTTAATCTTGTTCGTAAGTTTGTTCTTGATCCTGCTCACGTTTGCAGAAGCAAGATCCAAGTATTTCCTGCCAATACTAGTTAAGTTCGATTTGGCATTGATTAATTCTTTTGCACTGAGGAATTTGCTCAGTTCGTTCTTCAACACGATAAATGATTCACCGTCCTTGGTTGTGACACTGGAAGTCGGAACAGGATCTGATATGATAACACATTGGTTATTGAATCTGGTGAGGTTCAACACATTGGTGTACTTGCCATCCGTGAAGTTGTGTTCTACCTGTACCACACGATACAGTCCGCTAAATTCCGCTGACTGGGATGTCTGTAGTTCGTAGACACCGGTCTGATCATTAAAGTCAGTAGGCATCCTGAAGTTCAGCAGTATGATGGGTTCCGCCACATCCGTGTTGTAGCAACGCAGTTCACTATTCCAAATTCTGTCTCTGTTACGCCTCCAGTAACCTATGTCTGGATCTGATGCCTTTCCGGCCCCTCTTGCGAAATTTTTTGCATTCAATGGAATAAACTGTGACTGGCTAATCCATGCGGGATCTCCCAGTATCTCCAGTCTCACGTTGACCATATCCGCCATGGGGTGTGTAAGAGAATCCAGGAACGAATCCAACTGTGTAGGTGTGCCACCGGTCTTGGCTGTGCCCTCAGACTTGCTATTATCTGGGTGTGATCTCGTTAACAAATTTCCGTCACAGGGACTGTCTGT